TAGCGTAACGTAATATCAGTTCTGCCCTTACGAATCATCTCTTCTAAAATAACATAGTGCTCGTCTGTAATTAATGGTTCACCGCCTGCAAAGTATGCAAGATCAATGTGCTCTACTTGATCCAATACTTCCTGTAATAAGTTACCTTTCTCATCTGCATGAATAATGATTGGATGATTCTTATCGTGATGTTTACGCATTTCTGCACCCCATTGGCTACTAAACTCACTGCCACAGGTCCTACATTTAAAATTACAGATATTGCTAAATCGAATATCAAAGTAACGCATTTTAAAATCATCTACTGTGCCATCTTCTTTCGTAGTAGGCACTATTTCGTCAAAGTGTTTTGCAAAGTGCTCTTTACTGTAATTTCTAAAACTATAAGGACCAGCTTGTTCATGCTTATAACAAAACTCACATATTTTACTAGGAGTATCGTTTAACATGTTCAATCTAATCTGTTTCATTTGCGGATTGTTAAATGCATCTTTCAATGACGTCTGTTTAGTATTGCCAAACGGTTCGGTATAGTTATTGCTACAACAAGGATAGATGTCACCTTTGGGAGTTACATTAAGATGCACCCAAGGGAACATACAAAATACCTTGCTTTCGTTTAATAAATGATCTTTATTCATAATCTAATAATCCTGCTAATTCAGGGAATGTTTTTTCAAAGTCCTCACCGCGTAATCTATCAATTCTGTTAACTTCGAGTTTAAAAGTTTCTTTGTATTGGTCCCAAGTATTTTCGGAATAAATCCACTTGAGCAATGCTATTAGATTAGACTTGGCTAGGTTACTATATCCTATTGAATGCATCTTTCCTATTAATTTAACAATATTATCTATTGCTTTTTCTTTGTATTCTCTAGGTAATATTAATCCGCTGAGCTCGGGAGGAGTAATCATTGGAAATAACGAATATGTTCGATCAGTAGTTCCGTATAATCCGTTATCATGCAGATATTCATAAAATTCGTTCAAGGTTAATATATTAAAAACACTAACCACGGTATTAATTTGTAATTGAAGATTGGGTGTAGATTTTAATAATTTGAAATTGTTTTCAATCTCTTCCCATTTGGTTCCATGTCGAATATACTCCGCTCTCTTACCATAATGGTCAATACTTGCAGAGATTTCAACTTTTTCAAAATTTTTCCATAGCGACAACAGATCTTTATTTTTGAATTTTAAATTACTGATATTGGTATTGTATCGTATAGTAACATCTGTCTTGTTCTGTCGAATCATCTCTTCTAAAACAATATAGTGTTCTTCTGTAATTAACGGCTCACCTCCTGCAAAATATACATGCCCAAAATATGGCACATGTTTTAGAATATCTTGTATTAGACCATTGCTGTTGTTTTTAGATATTCTACGATCCTGTATAATGTTTTCTTTAATATCTTCTTGTTCCCATTGGCTGCTAAAATCTGCATTACATGTTCTACATTTAAAGTTACAAATATTATTAAACCGAATGTCAAAATAATACATCTTAAAATCGGTTAAGGTTCCGTCCGGCTGAGTATTATTAATCAACTCGTCAATTTTAGTTTGATAATCTAATCCCTTCCCTTCAAAATATAACTCCATTATTTTTTCAGAGCTATTTCTCGGGCTAGCCCCAGTAAGTCTCTCATGATGATAGCATCTTGCACACAAAGGATTTTCTGTGCCATTTAACATATCTAATCTGAGCTGTTTCATAGCAGTTGAATTTACCAACTGCTCAATAGACATGTTATTCGAATTACCTATGTTATATGCAGGATCTGCAACACAGCAGGGTAATGCTTCTCCTGTTGGGGCGGTATAAACATGCACCCAGGGCAGGATGCAAAATGTTTTTTTATTCATTGCCGCCTTCGTAGAAGTTTTTCATTTCGGGAAACGTTGTAAGGAAATCTGTTCCTCTTCTTAGGTCTAATTCTGTAAACCAATTGTAAAAATCTGTTCTACCTTGTTCAATACGGTCTGCATCGTATTCTGTATTTTTCATGTAGTCAACTACTCTACGGAATTTTTCATACTCAACTTGACTAAATTTGTTCACATCTGTATCGTCTAGATTTTGTTTAATGAATTCAAGACTTTCATACATATATTTCATATATTCATCTTTGGGCAAAATGTTCATATCATATTGCAAGGGCTCTTTCAAATAAGGAGTGTCAAATCTAACCATTTGTGGTTGATCAGTTTTGTTATATGGATTATAAGTTGATCGCCATTCTAATATCTTTGCTAACAGATCCTTAAATGTTGTAACACAAAGAACATTAAATGTAATCATAAAGCTAATCGGCTGTCCAGTTCCTTTTAGATAAGCATCTAGATTACGTTCCCAAATTTTCAAATCTAATCCTGTACGGATGTATTCTGCTCTAGGGCCCCAAGTATCAATACTGGTATACAACTTAAATCTGTTGATGCTCTTGTTTAATGTAAGGTGATTTACATGCTCAATCATCTTATCAACTAACGCAGGCTTTACACCCAGGTTGCTGTTGATATTCAATTCAAGTTTGGGCATCGGATCTTCTTTGAGACTAGACAATAGCTTCCATGTACTTGTGTGCATCAGCGGCTCACCACCTGTAATACGGAGGATGGACAGTGTCTTACGAACCGTGGGCCACCATTTCCACCACGCATCAACATAGGGATTCTTTTCTTCACGTTCGTATAGGTCCATCCAATCAATATCGCAACGATGATTCTTAACTGATGTTACTGGACCATATTGTTTAATCTCATTGTAGAAACGACTGCTGGCTTTTGGATGGCAGTATCCACATTTAAAATTACATTCGTTGCCAAAGCTAACTTCGATATATTCTGGGTTTACATTTTTGTCCCAGGGGTTATCTACAATTTGCTTGTAACGCTTTTCTGTAAAGATACTTGCAGTCTTAATATGGCGGTCACTGATGTAATCTGGACCCATGTTCTCAATGTTCCAGCAATACTGACAACCTTTAGTCTGCACTCCTTCTAACATCTCTTTGCGCTCTTGTTTCTTAATTGCAGTATTATGTAGGGCACTGGGATTCTTTTTAAGTTCAGCTAGTTCAATCTTATGTGGTGCAGGATGATAACAACTGTGAGTTTCACCTGTTTGTAGATATAAGGTAACATGATGCCATTTGGCCAGACAAAATGTAGGACTTGTTTTATCTACTATAGAAATAATCTTTTTAATATACTGATGCTGGCTTTCACTCATTATTTTTTACCTTTGTTTGCTGTATTGTTCTTTTAGCCAGCTGTCGTTGTTAATTTGCAGAAGGACATCATATTGTAGCATATATTGCTTGGTAAATGCTACCGCTTGATCAGCCGCATCTAATGCAGTGATGCCATAGTTTCGAGTTTCTCCAACATTTAACCATTTGCTCAATCGATCTGCGCTTTCAACATCTTTCGGGTTGTTAAGTGTATGATAGGACAGTTTAACACACTCACGAAATGCACTACGCCAAGTAGAATAATCATCTGTGTTAAAATTAGTGTAATTGCTAGTCTCCGGCATAATCTTTATTTTTTTGGATACCGTTGTAGACATATCTAGTTTTGTCCACTTCCTGGCACGGAGTAATTTCTTCTTGGAAAACAATTTTACTCCTCCATAACCATACACTAGGTCGTTAATAGGATTAATCGAGCACCAAATGTAAGTGCAGTCTCTGTCAAAGATACTAGGTTGAAAATCAAATTTCCAAGTGTCCAGCAGATATGCATCTCCGTCAACTACATAGAACATATCGGTAGTAGCTACTTTGGCGGCGGCTTTATGTGCTTGGAAGATTCCTTTTACACCAGTGACTCGTTTTGCATGTGGCGCTTTTTCTAAAACTCGTTTCCAATTGCGATCAGCATCTGGTTCGTTGTAACTAATGAACACAACATCCAGGTCGTCTGGAATCTCGGGAACAACAATCCCCATTTCCTTTTCTCCAATAGGCTTCATAGTGGTAGACATTCGTGCTGCCCAAATCTTATTCCCTTGATCATCTAACTTGTCTAGATACCAAACATGCATGTATTGTCTATCGTAGTATGGAATTGTGTAATCAATCTTAACCTGCAAGTTCTTTAATTCTGGATTGTATTCAATAATTCCTGTTGGACTAATTAATCCTCTCTCTTTCCATCCTTCGGTGCGAGGAACAACCGAGGCTTTAACTGCCCAAATATCTGCACCGTTGCTGTATTCTTTGTCCAGTTTCCATACTTGTTCAAACTTAAAGTCATGATAAGGAATTGCATAACTGTCTATGTTGAAATTGTATCCATCGAGAGATTTGTTTACTTTTAATGTAACCTTGGGGCTTACATCATCTACAATTTTTACTCCCTGTGTGTTTTCAGAGCAGGTAATTTTAAATGCCCAAATATCTTCTTCTCCGTTTTGCAAATGTTTACGATCTAACATCCATACGTGCTCAAAGCCTAGATCGTGCCAGGGAATAACATAACTAACATCGAATTCCATTTCAGGTAAATGAGGGTTATATTCTACTTTGTATCCGGGAGTGATTGCACCCAACCACTTCCAGGCTTTAGGCTTGCGCCACCTCGGAGTAAACTTCAATGCCCATAGTTGTTTGTCTGATCCGTGCATAGAATCTAACTCATATGCACACTCATGTGGGATGTCGTAAAATGCAGGAACACAATCATTGACATCAATTAACAGTTCAGGCAAATACGGATTGAATTGTATATCAACCTGTGGGATAACATATCCCATATCTTTAGTGCCTTTAACTTCCCTGTCAACAGGGTGACAACTAAATGCCCATACTTTATCAGGTAATGGATTAAATCTAGTATCAACATACCATACTAATTTGTAATCAAATTCCCAAGGAGATGGCTCAAAGTTTTGAAATAGCTCTTCTTCAAAAGTCATTCCAGCATCTAACTCGGGATTCTTGCTCCACACCAGTTCGGGTAACTGTGTATTGAATTCTATATCAACTTCTGGGATAACATATCCCATATCTTTAGTGCCTTTGTTCATTGTGCCAACTGATTGGCAGCTAAACGCCCATACTTTATCATCAATGGGATTATAATCAGGGTCAATATACCAAATTAATTTGTAATCAAATTCCCAAGGGGTTGGTTCAAATTTGCCAAATATATCTTCTTCAAAAGTTACACTCTCATCTAGTTCAGGATTCCTAGTCCAAACTAGTTCGGACTTTTTAATTTCAACAGTAACATAGCCCATGTCCTTGGTGCCCTTAACTGATTTACCGAGAGGCTGGCAACTAAAGGCCCAAACTTTATCATTGATAGGATTGCATTTGGGATCAACATACCAAATTAACTTATACTCGATGTCCCAAGGCGTTGGTTCAAATTTGCCAAACACTTCATCCTTAGAGGTTATGTATAAAGCTAGGTCTGGGTTTTTACTCCAAATTAGATCAGGTTTTTCAATTTCAACAGTTTCGTATCCGTGGTAAGGATACCAACCTT